GGCCGTCAGCATATGGTCTCTTCCCTCGAGGAAACTGTCATCGCCCTCTCCCGCCGTCTCATGGACGATGGCCATAAGCTTCCCTTGGATAAAGTCCCTCATGCCCTCGCTACTACCCTCGATAAACTCACCCTCCTCACCGGCGGCGTCACCGCCCGCGTCGAACATACCTCCGTCCCTAAACCAGAGGAGTTAAAAAAGCTGTTTGACGCCCTCCCCCAAGTCTAAATACCCCCCTATACTACGTTTAAGCGCAGAATATCAACGACTTACACGGGGAAAATATGCCAATGTTATCGGTAACATTGATCGTCGACATGCTGACACCTGTCATCATTTTGATGTACAATGTTCCTCGTGGAACAAGTCCTAAGTCGTTCAATAGTCGTAAGTGCCTCATAATCAACGATTCCTATTTTATAGAAGTAATATTGTATGATGTTATGCCCCCCCGGGGGGGGTCGATGGCGGGTGGGCACGTCGACACGCCGAGCGCTCAAACACCATGAAGAAAAAAAATAAAAAAAAATAGATTTAGGCAATTTCGATAGGAGTTGAACTGGGCCAATGACAGACGCTGAACTAATAGGCGAAATGGCGGCAGGACTGGGTGTGGTGTACGGAGTGCTGGAACAAATTCGGGACAAGCTCTGCAAGGATGATGGGGATAAATGGAGTGAGGTAAAATACAGGATTGATGTTGTTTTTTGGATAACGGACGGCAACTGGTACATCCATGCTGACATGTCATCAATGGCGGCCTTTGCAATTGGAGGGGGTGGGTGTGTGGGGGTACATATTGGGATAGAGCTATCAAGGGTGGGCCGAGCGTTGAAGGTTTTTGATAAAGAAAATTAAAAAAACAGGGATTTGAAGTTTACATGTCAACACGATGTTTGAGTAGTTGACAAAAGGGAAAAAAGGGGATGGAATGGGATGTTGGTTTGAGTTTGCTTCGAGTTGGAAAGGGGGCGTTCTTTTGAGAGAGGGCGCCCTCGTTTTTTATGAATAGCGGCAGTGAATTTGACAAGAACGAGAAGACGTTGGCGAGCGAATGGAGATTGGGAGTACCGGAGCTTTCGGAAGTGAGGCACGGGTATTTACGGGCTGGGATACATTATCGGACGGCGCCTGGGAATGTTTTTTATTCTTCTTTAGGGATTGAAGAACTGCTAAAGCACGTGACGCCCGAAAAGGAAACATGCGATCCGCCTTTTGAACGGCCACATGTACGATGTTTACCACCGAGCTATCCTTTAAGCGACACGGTAGTGGCGGTTGATCGGATATGGGCGAACCCGCGGCTTATTCGGGTGATTGACGTGGCAGGGCGGACATATTCGATTCGGGTGGGATCGAACAAGAAGTTTCGGCGTGGGATGAGGATAAATATGGCGACGCAGACTCGGAGACTGGCTAAGAACAATACATTTGGAGAGCGGCTTGAATTTTCGGATGTGTTGCCCCGATTCAATGGACGCTGGTAAGGAGTGGGAGCCGTTAGCGCATCCGCTTTACCCTTTACCGAGTGCGAAGCAGTATGAAAGTGATCCGGACAAGACGCGGGCGTATTTGGAGTTACGGCAGCAGCGGATAGCGTTAGAGCAAAGTGATCCGTGGCGTTACGGGTACATACCGGAAGTGTGGGGTTTGGTTGACGAGGCGATCAGGCTGCAGAAGAAAGAGATACTTATACTTGGTGGGAACCGATCGTCGAAGTCGATGTGCTGCGCACGTAAGGCGATGGAAGTGCTACTTTCTGGGAAGAACAAGACGGTTTGGTGTTTGCAGGCGACATTTGACAATTCGATAGAGATGCAGCAGCCGCTGTTGTGGCATTATCTGCCGGTGGAACTAAAGAACGCTCGCAAGGGGAAGGTCTGTAATATTTCTTTCAGTCAGAAGATGGGATTTAGCCAAGCGAAGTTTATATTACCCAATGGGAGTGAATGTGTTTTTCGTCATTACAGCCAGAAAGAGGATGTGATTGAGGGAGGGAACTGCGATTTGATATGGGCGGACGAGTTGGTGCCGCTTAACTGGGTTGAGACGCTTCGGTATCGATTGGTGACGCGGTCGGGTCTTCTATTGATATCGTTTACGCCGATTCAGGGGTGGACGCCGACGATCAGGGAATATTTGGACGGCGCTACCACTATTAGTAGAGTTCACGCTCCTCTTCTTCCGGCCGGCACCATGGGCAGGGCCAATCGGCAGGTCCCCAGAATTCAGCAGCCGCAGCGCAGTAACGCGCGCATTATATATTTCCACTCGAGCGACAACCCCTTTGGCGGGTATGAATCAATGGTTTCGACTCTTGAGGGTGCTCCACTGGAGGAGATACTTGTGCGGGCCTATGGGATTCCCTCTAAATCGGCGGTGGCGCGTTTTCCGAAGTTTCGCGATCGGGTGCACATTGTTCCTCCGGATCAAATTCCTTCTAAGGGTACGAACTACCATATTTGTGATCCGGCGAGTGGCCGCAATTGGTTTATGATATGGGTACGGGTTACTGAAGAGGGGACCTGGTATATCTATAGAGAGTGGCCATCGCCTGGGTCATACATACCCAGTGTTGGCGACCCTGGGGATTGGGCTACGACAGATGGGGCGAAGATTGACGGCAAGGCAGGGCCGGCGCAACAAAGTTACGGATGGGGGCTTAATCGTTACCAGGAAGAGATTGAGCGGTTAGAAGCCGAGGATCCTGAACCGGTGGTGCAACGTTGGATGGATTCTAGTTATGGGGGCAGTCCATCGTTGAACGCGGATAGCGCAACCACTTTGATAGAGGAGTGTGTTAATCTGGGTTTAATTTTCGCGCCTGCGCCGAGGGACCCGATTGACGAGGGGGTAAGTTTAATCAACAGCATGCTTGATTTCAGTGAAGACAGTGAAGGGGTATTATCGACGCCGAAACTGCTGATATCTTCGTCCTGCCGGAATTTGATATTCAGTTTGAAAGTGTGGAACGGGAAAGACGGGAGGTTTGGCGCTACGAAAGACCCGATTGACTGTTTGCGGTATGCGGTGCTCTCTAATCTGGTAGATTTCGACACTAAGGAGCTGACTCTCCAAGAGGGAGGTGCGTATTGAGAGTTTTGAATTTAGGCGCTGGCGTTCAATCGACCACTGTTGCGCTAATGGGGGTAGAGAATTGGCATTACTGGCATTGTTGCGAACCGTTGCCTTTTGAGCCGGTGGGTTTGATCGATTACGCGATTTTTGCCGATACCCAGGAAGAGCCGCGTGCAGTGTACTCACACTTGGAGTGGCTGAGAGCGAAGTGCGCGAAGTTTTTCCCTATTTTGGTACGGACAGCAGGTAAACTAGGCGACGATCTGATTAAAGGGATACCGCTGCGTAACAAGGGGCCGGTATTTGAGGTAACGCGTTTTGTTAGTATCCCGGCTTTTCTGGCGAGAGTTCAAGGGCAAAAGGATGGGATTGTTCCGCGTCACTGTACCAGTGATTACAAGGTGAATGTTATTGAGCGGACTATCCGACGTGAGATTTTAGGTTTAGCTCCAGGGCAGAGGATACCGAAGGATTCCCCTGTTACTCAGATGTTGGGGCTTTCCTACGATGAGGCGGGAAGAATTGCTCGCGTTAAAGGCCGGCAAACCGAAATCTGGCGTTTTGAATTTCCGCTTTTCGAAATGGAAATGACTCGTGGGGGATGCAAGACGTGGTTGGCAAAGCAAAAGATTCCTCATGAAGTGCCACGAAGTGCCTGTGTGTTCTGCCCATATCATACCAACTCCGAGTGGCGGGCAATTAAGTCTGTGCCGGAAGACTGGGAAAGAGCATTGCGAATTGATGAAGCTATCCGCCCTGGGCGCAGAGTTTCTGCCTATGTCCATAAGGATTGTGTGCCTTTAGTGGAAGCTGATTTGGATGACTCTCAGACTAAGGAGGCAAAACGCGGTCAAGAAATGTTCGGATTTTTGCAGGAATGTGAAGGACACTGCGGCGTATGACTCACTTGGATCTTTGCTCTGGGATTGGCGGATTTCACTTAGCGGCGGAGTGGGCGGGTTTCGAGACGGTCGGATTCAGCGAGGTTGAGCCGTACTGTTGTAAGCTGCTGGAACAAAAATGGCGGCATATACCGAACTATGGAGACATT